GTCACGTGGCAACCCGGAGCTCACTCGAATATTATCGCAGATATTAATGCTGGAAGATGAAAAATTTGTGCGTGCGAATGGGGGCGCATGGATGGTGAATGTTACCAAACCCAGTAATTATGAAACTGAACTCACAGCAAGTCAGCGTGTTCGTGTTGACCGACAAATCGACGAGATGATTAATACGAAATACGATTTCATTAATTACAACGGTCTTCGTGCCGAGAAGCTGAAAAGTATGACGGAGGGATATACACGCAATCCATTTGATAATTCAGTGATCATCATCGACGAGGCGCACAACTTCGTTAGTAGAATCGTTAATAAACTGAAACGTCCTACATCCATGGCGTATCGTTTGTACCATTTTTTGTTATCAGCACAGAATGCGAAAGTTGTTTTATTAACAGGAACACCGATTATCAACTACCCGAATGAAATCGCAGTCTTGTTTAATATCCTCCGCGGTAATATCGATAACTGGGTTTTCACCATTGGCGACAGTAGCGCAGGAGCGGGAGCAGGAGCGGGAGCGGGAGCCACCGCAAGCGGTCGTTTGACTCTTGATGGATTCAAGTCGATTTTCGGTATTGCCGGAGAATCGGGGGCTGCCGCATCGGGTCGAGGCAAAGGATCAAAGGCGGGGGCGGGGGCCGGGGCCGCCAGTTTTGCCAATTTTGCAAAGGGAATTGGACTTTCATTTGACTATATGGATTACAACACCCGCACAAAGAAACTGATGATTACGCGTAATCCATTTGGGTTTGTACGTGATTATGACGCAGTTACATCGAAATATCGCGGAGTGATTCGACGGGGCGACCCGAGCGCGGCGATGGGACGTGGCGGTGAGGGCGGCGAGGGCGGTGCTGCATCCGCATCCGCATCCGCATCCGCATCCGCATCCGCATCCGGAAGTATCGCAGTCATGGATACTACTGCTACTGAAAATGGTGTATTATCCGATGCAGCGTTCGAACGTGCAATTGTGAGTAAACTCCGCGAAAATGGAATCTCTGTGATTTCTGCAACGACAAATAAACAAGAACCATTTACGGCACTCCCGGATAAATTGGATGACTTCAACGGTTACTTCATTGATCCGTCTACGCTGGAATTCAAGAACCGTGATCTCTTTATTCGACGTATTTTGGGCCTTACTTCGTATTTCCGTAGCGCGGCAGAGAAATTATTGCCTATATATGATGCCGGCACAAATTTTCATTTGGTCGAAGTTGAAATGAGTGATTATCAGTTTGCAATTTACTCGCGCGTCCGCGACCTCGAGCGCAACCAAGAGTCAAACATGAAGAAAAAGGCAAAGAAACGTGGTGCGGCTGGAGCAGCAGGGAAGAAAAAGGGCGACGGTGGTGGCGATGGCGGTGACGGTGTATATGATGATGTTTCATCCACGTATCGCATCTTTTCACGCGCGTTCTGTAATTTCGTGTTCCCGCCATCGATTCGTCGTCCATTGCCAGGTGATGACGGAACTTCTGCATCCGAATTGGAAAAATCGTCGGCACTTGGACGTATGCCGGATGCAGGGGTAATGGGTGACGCGGATGAAACTGCAGACATGTTAGCCGCACGTATTGCGCGGGCGATGGAGACTGGTGGTGGGGGTAGCGCAGCAGCGGCACCAAAGCGCGGACGTAAGCCGAAAGGCGCGGGTGCGGCAGCAAAAGGCGGCGATGAAGACACCACCGCTGCAATGGACGAGAATATGCTCGATGGCGATGGCGATGGCGATGATAGCGATAATGACTCTGAAATGGTGATCACCGGTGAACACTCCGACGCGGTGGCAGCCGTCATGGCAGGATCCACCAAAAAACAGTCATCCACCGCGACGACCAGTAAAAAAGACTACGTTGCTCAATATCAAATCGCGATTACGAAGGCGATCCGCGATTTGAAAGTGAGTGCGGGTAGTTTTCTTATTCCGGATGAACTCGCAACATATAGCCCCAAATTCCTCCATCTTCTCGAAAATATACTCAACAAACAACATGTCGGTCTTCATCTTGTATACAGTCAGTTCCGCACGTTAGAAGGTATCGGAATTATCAAGCTTATATTAGAAACAAATGGATTCTCTCAATTCAAAATCAAGCAGTCGTCACTCGGTGACTGGACAATTGATATGACGCCGGAAGAACAAGAACGCCCCTGCTTTGCACTTTACACAGGAACCGAAACGGCGGAAGAAAAAGAGATCGTCCGCAATATTTTCAATAGCAAGTGGAAGAATGTACCGAAGACGATTACAGAACAACTATCGACACGGTTCACGAATAATATGTTTGGTGAAGTAATCAAGGTGTTAATGATTACGGCTTCTGGTGCAGAAGGTATCAACTTGCGTAATGTTCGTTATGTCCATATCACCGAGCCTTACTGGCACCCAGTTCGCACAGAACAGATTATCGGACGCGCACGTCGTATTTGCAGTCATATTGACTTGCCAGAAGAATTACGGACGGTTGATGTATTTTTGTACTTGATGCGATTTACAGCGCGTCAAATGGCCACGGACAATGATGAATCGTTGAATATTCGAATGAATGATAAGAGCAAGACAGACGGGGCGACGCCGATGAGCACGGATCAGTCTCTCTACGAGATATCCAATATCAAGGAGCGGATTACACGCCAGATCTTGACAGCGGTGAAAGAGTCATCGTTTGATTGTATGATCCATGCTACGGCTGGTGCGAAAGAACGCCTACAATGCTACACATTCGGTGCGGGTGTGGGGGAAGAATCACTCGCATATCAGCCAAATATTGCGACGGAAGAAGATGATAAGACGAAGAAACTGAATAAACAGACAAAGACAACGACGTTGCGGAAATTAACGGTAAACGGCAAAGAATATGCAGAAGACCCAGCCACGAATATTATTTATGACATGGAACTTTACAAGATGGGAAATTTGGTGGAGAGGGGACGGCGGACGATCATACCTGCAGACCCGAGGACGGGGGCGATAGAACAGTCACGGTTTGACTTCTTTTAGTTTTTTAGTATAAATAATTGCGTACTCATGGTGTTCGCGCTCCATTATTTATACTAAAACCTTGGCGATTGGCAGGAGAGAGAGTATGGTCGCACTCATTCCATCATTTTTATTTGTATGTATAATATGTATAACACATGGTAGGAAAAAGAAGGTCAGGTTTGTTCATACACAGAAAAGCCTACTCATGGGCTAAAGTTGCATCACCGATTCCATCAGTTACGTATACAGTTACGTATAATGGTAATACCAGAACAAGTGGAAGTGTTCCAGTAGATGGCTCATCTCCATACATATCCGGTTCATCTGTAACCATTTTAGGAAATTCTGGAACACTATCCAAAACCGATTTCATCTTCTCTGGATGGAACACCGCTGCAAATGGTTCGGGAACATCTTACTCGGAAGGAGATACATTTACAATTAACGCAAATACGATACTTTATGCTAAATGGATAGATGCAGCACCACCATCAGCACCGACATCATTATCCAGTGTAGGGGGAAATCAAGCGGCGTATATTTTGTTCACACAAACCGGAAATGTAACAAACTATGAATATTCTACTGACAATGGAGCAACGTTTTTAGCATTTGACCCCCCTCAAATTTATAGTCCTGTAGAAATAAACACATTATCGTCGGATTCGGGTAGAACGATTCGTTTAACAAATGGAACAGAGTATACTGTCAAACTGAAGGCGGTGAATACTGCAGGAATAAGTAGCGAATCTGCTTCTGTTACAGTTACCCCAACAGTAACCAGTTTGACGACTACTGGACGTATAATATACTTGGATGCAAACAATTCTAGTTCCTATTCTGGAAGTGGAACGACTTGGACGAACCTTGATTCGGGTGGTAGCTACAGTGCAACACTCAGTGGATCACCGCCATTTAACACCACTGATGCGGGTAATAAATATTTTGACTTTAACCGTGCAGCAGCTACTGGCCAATTCGCTCAAATTACACAAAATACGGCAATTAATCCCGTGATAAATCAACCCTTTACGATTCAAATGTGGGTTCGAATTAATAATGTAGGTTCACAGGGAACATTAGTGAATAAAATGTTTATCGGGTATAACGATTATGACGGATATAATTTAACTTATAGGACAGATACTAGTTTACGATTACATTTGAACGGCACTTCGAGTGATAATGCATTTTTCTCAGTTACCGGTGTTTTAAGCAGTGGATGGGCTCTATATACCGCAAATATTCAATACGGAAGTGGTGGTGGAAGAACAAATAAATTATTTGTAAACGGTCGTCAAGTTATGTCTGCAGCAAGTAGTGAAACTAGTGTCGGAAATGCTACGCAAAATATCTCATTTCCCACCGGATTTGGTGGAGATGGAGAATGCGACGTTGGTCAATTTTATTATTACAACACAGAACTAACAACGACACAAATCATACAAAATTACGATGCATCAAAACCCAGATATATCGCGTGATAATAACGCCGGATAAATTAAAATAAATAAATTATTCCGTCATCGGTTTTCTCTTTAGTTTCAGAAGGATTGGATTATGTTCCGTATCATTATCCTCCTGAAATCTGACCCTGCGTTGCGTATCTTCACTTTGTGGTCGCGGTTGTATGAGTGGTGTCATTGAAGGCGCCGGCACTACATCATTTGGATTGTATTCAGGTGTTTTTTCGAGAGATTGTCTATACTCGGGTGGCATCGTCGCCTTCATTCTCTCGGTGATTTCATCCAGGTCGCGCTGTCTTGCCGCAATTCTCTCGGCGATGATTTTTTCCATATCGTCACTATTATCCGCAAGTGGACTGTCATTGTTATCGTCGTCGTTGTCGCCGTTGCCGCCGCCGCCGCCACCGCCGCCGCCCTGGGTTTTCTTTTTCGTGGGACGGATCTTCGTCTGTGAATCTCTCGGAACATCCGAAAAATCGATCTCCTGTGGGCGTGGAACTTCGAAATATGACCGCATCTCTGCCTCCTTCTCTCGCAACTTCGTTTCGATTTCTTCGCGCTTTCGAGAATGGAAATCCTCTGCATTATAAATCTCTCGAACTTGAGAGGCAGGACTACCTGAAGACATAAGCGCATGGTTGCCGCTGCCACCGCCGTTAGCGCCACCGCCGCCGGATTTACTTGCACTTATATCTCTCGCAATCTTTGGAATATTTATCACGAGAGATTGAAGCGCGATCTTATTGATTTCTTTTAATGAAAAAACCGTCGAACGTACCCGGTCAATCTCGATTTTCAGCTGTTTCGCTGCTTCGAAATCTTCTGCCTGGACTGCCTGTTGTTTACGCTGTTCGAGCTTTTCTAATCGCGGTACTACCGCCTCCATTTCGCCGATCGTGGCGCGGATTTTCTTCGCGGTATCATAGTCTTCATCCGCGATGGCTTGTTGTTTGGCATGATAGAGCTCTTTCAACCGACCGGCGTGAATTGCAGGAACGTTTGCCGAGAGATTTCGGAGGATCTGCTCGAATACATGTTTCACTTCTTGGGGGGTGACATTGGTCGGGATACCGTCGAATATCCCTTCTTCGGACATTATTCCCCAAAGGAGTTCCTTGTTTTCTTGGGAGATGAGAGATGACATATTCGGGCGCGGAGGTTATTAAATGATATATACCGCCAAGGGTTTATATAATTTATTATTATTGGAAGGCGAAGTCGTGTGGGAGCGGTTGCAGGAGCATGGGCCTAATCCACTGCACGTGTGCGGTGGGCGTGTAAACGTAAAAGGGCGTTCCATCGGAGGCGTTTTGCTGTATCCAGCCGGGGGGCAGGGCCTGGAGAGGGGGGGGCGGGGGCATGGCCTGGGGCAGGGCCTGGGGAGGGGGGGGCGGGGGCATGGCCTGGGACAGGGCGCTCGACCCACCCTGGGGCAGGATATTTGTTGTTATGACACCCATTTTTGCTTCTATATAATTTTGTGCAGCATTCCTCCCCGCAAATAATAAATAAGTCGGTGCGGATTCTGCTTGATATTCTACTATTTTTAATGTATCTTCGGTTCCTTCTTTTATTTCTTTTACTGTAACAATCACTTTAATTTCGTCTGGACCTTCCACATTATTAGTAACTACAAAAGTATTTTGACTATTTTCAAAATTCCATTTGTTAGCTTTATTTTTTATGTAATCTTGTACGGTGTTAAATGCGTTTATTTGGGTAGTTGTTGCCGTTCGAATATCCCATTTATAGCCCCTCTCATCTTGTGTTAAAACAATATGGTGTACCTCATATGGGTTTTCAAAACTACATGTAGCAGCAGCTCTTGAATAAATTCCCCCCCCCTGATTGTTAAGTGGTAATATCACTCTATTTATTAAACCGTCGTTCTCAAACGACAATTTTATTCGTAGGTCGTTAAACTTTTTCCCAAACATTGATATAATTTCATTTGTTGCATTTTTTTCATCTCCTATGACTGGAGAAGGTGGTTCTTTTACTGATCCTACTCCTGGTCCTGGTAAAGAGACCAACGCTTGATTACATCTTCCTCTAACACCTGTTACTGGAAAATCAGGAGTTCCTGGCAAATGAGGAGGTTCTGACGGATAATCTGCATTTGGAACATGAAGATATGATACGAATATTAATTCTTTACCACATATGCCATCTTCACTAAATGCTTTAAATTCTACAATAACAGCATCAAACTCTTTTGACGTTTCATACGTTAATTTTTTTTTATATATTTTGAGTTCGTAAAAAAAATATTTCCACTGTCTGGGATTAGTATTATAAGGAGAACTAGTAAGTATTTCAGTAAATGTGATTTCTTCGTAGTTTTGAAATTTTTGGTTCATTGAATGACGTTCTGAAACGTTTGTTTTTGCGATAGTTTGCGCCACCATTAACAAAGCTGACAACACTTCATCATGTATATTTTGACAAAGTTTCAAATCTTCTGGTTTCGGGTTCGATAATTCCTTCGGTATAATAATAGGCGACATTGTATATCCTAGTTTTGTAATATTTGTTTTATTAATTGGTTGACCTTCAATCGTTCTACGTAAAACTCGTTTTGAACAATACATATTTGGTTCTAACGGAGGATCTTGTTCTTGGATTACCTCCCAGCTCCATATCCTTTTTTTAAAGTCAAAATATTTATATCCGTAGTCACGTCCATACTCCTCTGTAGCGAAAGCTTCCTGTTTTCTTTCACCGTTTGGCATTACAATCATGCATGCCATGCATTTTATCTTGTTTGGATCAAGAAGTTGTTCATTGCCAAAAAAACGATGAAGTGTTTCATAAGCGTCTTTCAGTGGGGGGGCTTTCCGAACGATTCGCCTGGGTGTTCCTCCGATCTTGTATTGAAGCATTTGTTCGAAGTCAAACACCCACTGCCTTTCGGGAAATTGAAGCTCAGGCTGGCCAGACTTGTACGCCTGCTCAAGTAGCTTGCAATGCTCGTCCGAAAAATCGTTGAAGTTTGTGCTATTGTCGTTCTCCCACATCCAGAGCGCCGCTTGCGCTACCCCTATAGAAAATATAGGGGTTTTTTTAGGTGTTTGTGGTATTTGGAACGACGCTGTGTCACAACCAACATCAGAAGGATCTATAGCTTCACTAAGTTGTAATAATGATTCGTTTAAATTAACATATGGCAAATTACTTTTACATTTAAAAGGACCAAAGCACCCTGAATTTCTATGTATTTCACCTTTACATACGTTATCCAACGCTTGGTTAAATTCTTCGGATGTCAATTTAAAAGAATGCATTGGTTGGTACATTTCGTACGCTTTTTTAATAGAATCTATTAGCGTTTGAATTGTCGAGGGTATATTTTCTAAAAACTCATTTGGAATAAACGGTATATTTTTTTTATTCTTATCTTCGTATGCATTGTATGCATTTGTAAAAGACATACGTGACGTTCTTTCTTCAAAGTGTTTACTCCAGAAATCCGTTTTTTCGTATCGTTTGTTTGCCACTAATATGGCAAACTCATTCATTTTTTTAGCAATTCTGTTAAGTCTATAATCTATATTA